AAATTATAAAAAAAAATAAAAAGAGCGCCCTTTTCCAACCAAAATTAAAATTTTTAAAATGTAGTTATATGCAATTAATGGTTTAAAAATATTATAAAAAATACGATAAATTAATAATGTCGTAACAAGATTTTGGTAAAATTACCATATATTTAATATATTTATCCGGTAAAATAATTTAAAAATAAAATTATATATAATATAAAAAATGTCTTTTGTATGCAATTTATGTAAAAAATGTTTTACACAAAAAGGAAATCTTATGCGCCATTTAAATGAAAAAAGATGTAAATCTGGATTGTTATACGATTTAGTTAAATTAAACAATATCTTAAATACAGATAATACAGAATTATTAAACATAAATACAAAAAAAACATTGAACGCTATAGACGAATTAGATACGAGTTATCTTAAAATAAACAAAATGAGAGAAATGATTAATATATATGATACAAATAAAGATAAATTAAATAATTTATTATCAGAATATATTAAAAATATAATATGTAATGAACATTATCCAGAAAATCATTGTATTAAATACGTGGATAAAAAGATGAAAATATTTAGTCTTTATATAATAGAAGATGGTGTTAAAAAACATATTAGAGATAATTATAAACAATTATGTCATATAGCATCAGAATACTTTTATAAAATTATTAAAAAACAATTATCAAAATGTTTAAAATTCTATAAAGACGACGATGAATTTCAAAATTTATATGAAGATACAATTATAGAATTTGAAAAAGATTTAAATATAGATAATGTAAATAAAGCATTAAAAATATGTTTACACGCTTATATTTTAAACGATAAAAATATGAAAATATAAATAATTAAAAGTATTTTCTAATTATTTAATATATCATGTTCATCAAAAACATTTAATTGATATTTAATCTTAGTTGTTATTAATTGATTTAATTCCTCAGCTTTTTGATTATAAGCTTTTGCAGCATCTATTTCATTAACAAAACTTCCGCAATGTATTACTTTACGATCATGTTTAATATATGATCTAAATTTACCACTTTCTTTTCTAATAGTAACACCTACAAATCTACTATATTTTTTTACTTTATTGATTTCTAATTCGTGAATATGATTTTTTTCTAATGTTAATATATCATTGAGTTTATATTTAGTTCCAAAGTTATTATTAAAAAACAATGCTTGTTCATTATATACTTTAGCACATTCTATGTCACTTGTATTCTTAATTAATTTGTAACTTTTACGTTTATATTGAATACTAGCCTCAAATATTTGTTTAGATTTTATAAAATATACTCCATTAAAATTTGTAGATTTACTTTGAAATCTTTTTTGACGATATTCTTCAAGTAGATCTCTTGGATTAGGGACATAATTTTCTAGTCGATTCAATCGATATTTAATTTCTAAAGATTCATTTAAATAACTTGCATAATCATTATACGCTATTGCTGCGTCTAGTTCTGATAGATAGTAACCTAAAACAACTGTATTATTATCCTTTGTTAATCGTGATACCCACTTATTTTGTCTAATACACCAAGAAACACCATTATAATTACTTATCTTATCAGGTTTTTTCATAAAATTTACATTAGTGTATTTATCAGGTTTTTCAAAAATTATTTCTTTTTCGTTTAAAAGTATTTGTGTTTCTAATTTATTTGGTAAATTATCAGCATAATTTTTAAATGATATATAATCAATAAAACTACATTCATCAACAATTTTAACTCCTGTTTTAATAACATTAATTGCATAATTTAATTCTAAATCATTACTAAAAAAGAACCATTCCGCTCTTTTTTTAATACGAAATGGCTCTAATAATATATGAATTAATTTCTCAGCATATTTCATATTACTTGATTGAAAATTAGTTAACATTTTTAAAGATTTATTACTAGAACTTACGTTTAATGTTGTCAATCTTCCATCAGGATTTTCTGCTAACCCTATTTTATAAGATCCTATACTTGATGTATCTTTAATTAAATATATATATCCCTTTTTAACAGAAAATCCTTCAGTATCTGGTCTATTTTCTAATAATTCTATAGTTTTTTGTTGTTCTTCTATCTGTTTTTCTTTTTGTTCAAGTTGTTCCTTCATTAATTCATTATATACCATTTCTAATTTAATATAATAATCATGAATTTTATCTGCATTTTCAGTGTTTGCTTTTAAACATAATTTTTTAAATGTATTTATATTTAACATAATTGTTTCTTTATTTAACCCGGCACCTCCTAAATTTCTAAAAGATACCTGCTCATCCGTTCGGATGAGCAGGGTTTTATCGTTTTTCTGTTCATCTATTTGAACAAGTAAGATTTTATAATCAATATTTTCTGTAAAATGGTGTTTTAATAGTCTCTTTGCATTAGCTTTATTAGAAAATCCTATAAATTTCCATACATTATCTAAATTAACTATAAAATCATTTAATTGATTATAATTTAAATACAAAAACAAATTAGAGACATATAAACGTTGTTCATCGTCAGAAAAATGATTTTTTAGTTTATTAATCAATTCATTTTTATCATATATATCTATATTACTAGTTTTTATAAGTGTTTTAATATCAACTTCATCTCTTTCTTCCATTTGTTATACTATTAATTATTTATTATCTTTAAATACATTTTAATTAAATAATTAATTAAATAATTAATATTCTCACAAAATTTATTAAATAATTTATATTACAATTTATTTAATAAGTTAAATTTATAAAATTTCTACACCACGACGTAATTGTCCTGCGCTTTGTTCGTAACTGCTTTGGTGCCATGGACCAACACTTTCCTTAGGGATAGGGGGTAGACTTCTTAGGTCAAGGTTTCCAATTTTATTACTTTGTAGCACTGTATTAACTCCAGCGTGATATCCACTGATTAAGAAGTTTTGTTCCTTTAATAATTTGCTAACAGGATTTTCTTTAGCAAAGGCATTGGCGTCATCGTATTTTGGTAATAGATCATCAGCTTTAATTTGATCTTGTCCTGCAACAATTTTATCGATTTGTTCTTGTTGCATTTGTGCAATAGGAGCTTCTACTGATAGTGATTCGGGTTGAGCAAGAGTCATTTCTTGTTGTACATTTTCTAATTGTTCAGGGATCATACCATAATAGGAACCATATTTTTCTTGTGGCTTAAAATAATAAGTATAAATTAAATATATACCTAATATAACTACTAAGACTTTTAAAATATCGTTATTTTGAATTGTTTCTAGAATATTTGCCATATCTTTTATTTTAATATAATATAATAAAATAAATTTTAATTTTTAAAATTAAAAATAAACTAATTATATTTAAATATAATTAATATAATAATTTAAAACACATATAATAATTTAAAACACATATAATTTAAACACGTAAATGAATGAGTTTGAGTATAATGATATTGATTCTGATTTAGATAAAGATCGTAAAAAATCTAAAATAGAATTAATCCAAGATTTTTTATACTTTGAATCGTATAATATGGTACTATTAAAAGAAGATATGAAAAGACGTTTTTCTATTATTTCACCATTCTTTTTAGATAATTTAGAAATTTATCATTTATCTGATTTTATAATTTATTTATTATTTAATAAAACAGAATATACACTAAAAAACTATAATATAAATTTCTTAGATTTATTTACACATAAATATAATAATGAATTAAATATTTCATATAATATTATTAGTAAATATATTGAAAAGTTTACTAACATCAAAATAAATTTTAAAACATGGGTTTTATTTTGCATTACATATTCTTATTAAACGTAATACTACAAGGAGATTTTTTCTCACCACTAGCCCTTTTTATATAATGGATTTTATAACATTATATATAATTAAACCTTTTACGTATTGGAATAATTGTATTTTTTATTACACAAACGCCCACTGTTGTCCTTGTTCACCACTTGCACTCCATTGAATCAATCCTACACCATTATTAGGTTTATTTCCAGGTGATGCTAAACATTTATTATATTTATTACATAAATTTCCATTTATAAAACTCCATAATTGCCCATCTTGAGAATTCTTATCAAATTGAACCATTCTTTGACCATTATTTCCACTTGCTGCCGCTAAACATTTATTATGTTTATTACATAAATTACCATTTGCATCTAATGACCATAACTGTCCTTGTTCTGCCTTCATCATTACAAAATTTTGCATATTTTATAACATTAAATATAATGGAAAGATGTGAATCTATATAAACCTTTTAATCCATTATTCTAAATAAACTTAACTTGGTTTTTGTCCTACTTTATAAGCTGTACATCCACCCATATTTCCACAATTTGATATCCATGCATTACATGTATTTGATGCATCATTTTGTGATGAATATCCACACAAACCTCCACCATTTCCAGCATCATTCCAAGAATCTTGTCTTGTTTTATTAGTATTTAAATAACAATTCCAACAGCCAGTATATGGTGTCGTTGTTGTTGGTGCCCTAGTTGTTGTTGGTGCCCTAGTTGTTGTAGTTGGAGCAAATGTTGTTGTTGTTGGAGCAAATGTCGTTGTTGTTGGAGCAAATGTCGTTGTAGTTGGAGCAAATGTCGTTGTTGTTGGAGCAAATGTTGTTGTAGTTGGAGCAAATGTCGTTGTTTCTGGAGCAAATGTTGTTGTTGTTGGAGCAAATGTCGTTGTTGTTGGAGCAAATGTCGTTGTTGTTGGAGCCCTAGTTGTTGTTGTTGGAGCCCTAGTTGTTGTTGTTGGAGCCATCATTGTAGTACTGAAAAAGATTCCAATACTACTTGAAATAAATAAGCAAATAACTACTACTATTATACCTATTGTTGTTTGGTCCATTAATATTTATATAATATATATATATTTTTTTTATGTGTAATATTTTTTTTTCTTATAATTAAAATTTACGATTAAATATTATTTTTAATATCATTTTAATTATTAAATGATATTAGCAATTGATATTGGTATTAAAAACTTATCTTTATGCTGTATGAACTCTACAAATTCTCAAGATATATCAACTTATAAAATTCATTTATGGGATGTTTATGATACACTAGAAGAAAAAACTTATTTTTGCCAATCAAAAAAACAAAAAGGTGAAGATTTATGTAATAAAAAATGTTTATATAAGTGGTCAAATAAGGAAACTAAAGAAATTGTACATTGTTGTAAAATACATTTTCCTAAGGTGTTATTACCGCTTAAAAAAGAAAACGAATTTAAAAAACGTTTAGTTAATGATTATTTATTACAAGATATTGCAAAAATTGTATTAAAAAAATTCCAAGAAATATATGAAACAAATATAGATATATTCAATCAACTCACAACAATTATCATTGAATTACAACCTAAAATTAATCAAAAAATGAAGTTTATATCTCATATAATATATGGAAAACTAGTAGAATTATTTTATGATAAAAAAACTACTATAAGATTTGTAAGAGCTGCACATAAATTACGAGCATATACTGGGCCTATAATTGAATGTAAATTAAAAAGTCTTTATGCAAAAAGAAAATGGCTAAGTATACAATATACAAATTGGTTTTTAGAAAACAAATTTTCATTAGATCAAAAAGAATTCTGGTTAAAACATTTCGATAGTCATTCAAAATTAGATGATATGAGTGATGTTTTTCTCATGTGTATTAATGCTATATTTGGAATACCAAAAAGGCAATTAGTTAATAAAAATGGTAGTTGTATCAAATAAATTACTTTTTAGAAAAAGTAATATCAAAAACATTACTTTTTAAAAAAAAGTAATATCAAAAACATTACTTTTTAAAAAAAAGTAATATCAAAAACATTACTTTTTAAAAAAAAGTAATATCAAAAAGAGGCTTACGCCTGCAAGAACTACTACTACAAATGGTAATAATTTTACTTGCAGGCGTAAGCCTCTTTTTGATGTTACTTTTTTAAAAGTAACAATACGTTAGGAATTAAATACTAATACCTTGTTTATTTTTAATGCTTATACCTGAATTTGAAAAGTTATCTCTTAGAAAATTCAAAATTAAAAGTATACTACCTGATGCTACTATACTTGTACTCGGTAAAAGAAGATCAGGGAAAAGTTTCTTAGTCAGAGACATTTTTTACCACCATAAATATATACCATCAGGTATAGTTTTTTCTGGAACAGAAGAAGCTTCGCCATTTTTTGGAGACTTTATACCAGATTGTTTTATTCATTCAGAATATGATCCAGAACTTATAAATAATATAATGAATCGACAAAAACGTAAAATACGTGAAGCAAAAGAACAAAAATTGTCTGAATCTGGTAAACACGCTAGTAATAATGTTTTTATAGTTTTAGATGATATGTTACACGATGCACAAAGCTGGAAAAAAGATAAAACCATTAAAAGTATTTTTTTTAATGGTCGTCATTATAATTTTTTATTTATATTAACAATGCAATATCCTCAAGGTATTCCACCAGAATTACGTAGTAATATAGATTACGTTTTTATTTTTAATGAACCATCTGTCGCTAATAGAAAAAAAATTTACGATGCTTATGCTGGAATGCTTCCGGATTTTAATTATTTCTGTAATATATTGGATGCATGTACACAAAATCACGAATGTGTGGTCATAAAAACATCCGGTATATCAAACGACTTACGTGATCAAATTTTTTGGTATAAAGCAGAACCTCATAATAACTTCAGAGTAGGACATCAAAAACTTTGGAAATTCCATAATAATAATTATAATTCACATTACGAACAAGATAATGAAAAAGATGAGGAAAAATTAGATAAATTAAAACGTAAATTTGCAAAAACAAGAAAACTTAAAGTTCTTGTATCAAGACAAGGTGACATAGTAGGTTATAAAGAAGATGAATAGTTACTTTTAAAAAAGTAACG